TTTTGTCAAATGTTCTCCAGATTTCAGTTACAGGAACTGTACCATCTGCATTCATACCACCTTTGATCATCAAATCTGCACGAGATGAAATAGAATAATGTACGTGAGCTTCAGCACCACCAACAAAGTTATAGAATTCACGGAATCCTGTTCTTGTTGTAATGTCTGAGAATCTTTCACCATATTCTCCACGAGCAGAACCTTTACGGAATACTTTAGTACCATTTGCCAAGTACTTGTTATCCAAGTATTTGAAGTTGTCATTGTTTACCAACTGTACAGTATAGATATAAGCATCTCCTAAAGTAAGAATATCTTCATCAGTAATGTACATCTCAACTCCGTTATATTTGTCATAAGTGATGATATCACCATGTCCAAACTCACGTCTGTTGATTTTGATACGGAATGTTGTTCCTTCAATACCTTTAAAATTATTTTCTGGTTCAATATCCTCAAGGATGTAAGGTAGATCTACAGACACTGGAGTCTGCCATCTATACTCTCCACGAGCATTATCAACCATGATTACATTTTTACCACCAAAGCTAGACATTTGATAAAGAGGCATCTCTACTTTCTGTGCCATAGCCCAAAGGTCTACTGGGCCCAGATCCATAGGTTCTGCATCCTTCAACATGTTAACCAAGTGGTAAGAGTCTACGTGTGAACTAGCTTGGTAGTTGGTATCCCGTAGAAATATACCATTGTTTAAAACTGGAGTTGCCATTTTATATTTGTTTTTGTTTGTTACTTAATTAAAATCTTCTAAACATTGTGTTTTTAGAAAGCTTCCTTGGTTCAGATCTAGAAGTAGTATTTCTTCTTGGTTCATCATCATACTGATTATTTATAGAAGATGCAATCTTTCTAGACTGTTCCGTTTTCAATTGTCTTACTACTTTTTCTGTAGCTTGTTTTCCACCTTGTTCTTTTATCTTACTTTTATATCCATTTGGATCTGCAAGTAACCAAAGAGCTTCGGCAATTAAATCATGTCTTGGTTCTACAAACTGATACTTCTCTAGTAAGTGACCAAGTAGGTTGGTTGGTTTTCCTGAAATAGAAGGGTAGTTTGGTTGTACTAATCCGGAGAATAATAAACTCTGAATTTTTCTATCTAGTTTAACACCACCAATTGTTCCTGTTGCAAGAGTATTATAAACATTTTCTTGATATGCTTTTGCTTGTTCTGCTTGCAATTGTTTTTTCTCTTCCTGTTCTGCAAGTTCTCTTCCAATAATTTCTTCTTGCATTGCATCCAATTTAGGTTTAAATTGATTAGCTTTTTGTTCTAATCTATTTAAATCTTTCCAATCTTGGATTTCAGATTCTATTTCTTCTGGGGTTCCAAATCCTGTAGCATATAAATACTGTCTTGCAATTTCAGCTTGATCATACTCATCAGATGGATCAAGTTGTCTCATTTCTTCTACATGAGCAAGAGTTCTAAATAAACCTTTAAGATCTTCACCACCATCAGCTACATATTTAGCTGCAATCTGAAGTTCTTCAGGAAGTGCTTCAAAAAATTCTCTTGGAGTATTTCTTCTAATTTCATTTTCTCTTTCTGCAAAGTTTGCTTCAAATAACTCTCTAAAATCTTTAGTAGTATACTCTTCTAAAGTTTTATCATCATCAAATGGAATAAGACTACCTTCCTCAATCATTTTTTGTGCTAAATCATAAAGACCAGATTTATCTACTTTAGGTCTTCCTTTATTTCCAGCATCTTCTTCTTGAGTAATTAAATCATTTAGTTCATTGATAGTCTCTTCAATTTCACCAGATTTAAGTTCAGGCTCATTCTTGTCATCAGTTTTTTCTTTTGCAGAACTAGCAGGTTTTTCAAAGAACGATGTGTCTACACTGTTTTCTTTTGAAAACATAGACTTAGGTTTATCTTCTTCTGCACCTGATGGAAGCATGACATTTTCTGCTCCCGGCATTCCAAAGATTTCATCAATATTTACATCTACTTGTTCTACCGCTGTAGAATCTTGTACCTGATCTTCAGGTTTTTTGTTGGTTGTTTCCATGTTGTTGGTTTTGTTTATAGTTTAATATACAAAATAAATTTTAAAAATTTAAAAGGTGTAGAAAAAAAAATTGTAATATATAGCTAAGTTACTTTTCCTTATTTGGTTTAATATCATATTTGTTTTTGTTTTCCTGTGCAATCTGTAATTGTTTCTCAGCAATATCTTTTTCAGTTTGTAGTTTTTCACGTTCAAGTTGGTTCTTTTGATTTTCAATAACCATCCTGTTTGTTTCCTTTTCTCTTTGTAATCCTGTTTGTTCTTGATACTGTTCTGTTTCTCTTATCTCTTTCATTGCATCAGCATAGTCAGACATTTGATTTTGGTTAACATCTGCAGGAGCACCATAACCAGCAGCTCTAATTTCTGCAACCAAGATATCTCTTTGTCTATCTTTCTCTTTCTCAGCCATAGTAGCATCAATCTTCATTTGTTCAATCTCTTGTTGTTTTTGAAGTTGTTCTTGTTGCATTTGTTGTTGCTGTTGCATTTCTTGTTGTTTTTGTTGCTCTTGTTTTTGTTCAGAAGCTTTAAGAACAGAATTAAGAGATGCAATAGATTCTGATTGAACAACTTTACCAAGATCATAAATACTTGCACCAGTAGTATTATTCTGAAGAGCCATTTGTTTTAACTGTTCTAGAATAGCTCTATGGTTTGCATTTGTACTAACTGCAATATTTAAATCTCTAAGTAAAAGATCTGTACCATTAATTTCAAAGTTTACCTTTTCATCAGCTGATGTAATATATGTTAATCTTGAAGATGGTTTAGTAGAATGATAATACTGTGCTAGATCAGTTCTCATTTGATGAACTCTTGGCATTAAATAATCACAGTGTTGAATGAAGTATATTTCTGTTTGTGCATATGATGCATTCATTGCTTGTTCTACTCCAGTAGCAGTTTGTTGTGATATTTGTTGTCCCATCCTTTGAGGATTAACACCAATTACTTCATATGCTTGTTGTTTAAAGTAGTTAGCTAATTGTATTCTTGACATCAACCTATTAGTTTGTTCAAGATCAAGTTTCTGGAAATGATTAAAGTTTAATGCATTCTCAGTGTTTGTAATAGAAGTATCCAATGGTAACATCTGGAAATTCTTCATTGCAACATAAGCTTTAGCTAAGTTACCTTTCCCCCAGTCTTCTCCTAATGAGTGTCTAGGTAATGAATTTTGGTCAAGCATAATTACTGTACCAAGTTCATCTACTAGTATATCTGCTATTTGATTATTAACAATGTTATATCCAATCTGGTATGGTTTCATTAAGTCAATAAGAGCAGTAGACTTAGTATTTCTGTCTGAGAATACAGATCCTTCTACAGGAAGTTTAGATCCATATAAACTTGAGTCACCTTTAAATTGAAACTTAAGTGGACCAATATGGTTTTTATCTATACCTAAATAGATTGGAGAAAATCCACCAGGGTTATTCATACCCCAGAATGAAGGAATGTTTGGTCCAATCTTTACACCTCCCCAAACTTCATTAATCCAGATCCAATCTATATGTTCACCAAAAAGTAAATTATCTTTATTTTTATTTTTAAAGAGTCTTGTATCATAAATTGCTTTATCTGTAATCTGATAATCTTCAGTAACTATATCATTTGTTACTTCTCCTTCTTCAGTAATCTTAGTAAGATGTCCTACTTTTCTTTGTGATTTCCAATAACAGGTACTTACTCTAAGTAGATAAGCTGTACCTTGATCATAATAGTCTTCTCCTTCTGCTAATATCTGAGTAATTATATCTGATCCATCTAATACATTACCTGCCATAAAAGATGTATACTGTCTATAACTTAATGAAGGCATACTTGTATTCCAGTCATGAGATCTAACACCATCATAAAAACTACCATCATTTTGAAGACCTCCAATTGTATAACCGGCAGATCTAATTGGATAAACTGATTCAAGAGCTTTGTGTTGTTCTTCAGTTAAAACATGTCCAAACTTATCTATAACATCCGATACAGTAAACATATCAGTTTTACCTACCCAGTTAGATTGTGATATATATCTTATATCTGGTGACTTATGATAGAATGTAAGAACAGGATTCCAAAGTTCTACTTCATAATCATCTTCCATCATACGGAAATGCCAGAACTCTCTATCTGTAATTAACATGTCACGGAAACCTCTTTCCTCTAACTCATCCATTCTAAATCTTTCTACATCCACTTTATGTTGATGTTCAGCCCATTGTTCTACCATAGAACGGTAATCTTTCTTAAAGAACTGTTCTATTTCAGGTAATGATTTTAAACTTTCAGGTTGTAATTGTTGTTTTGCTTCTTCAGAATTGGGATCCAAACCTTGTTCTAACATTGCTGCTAACATTTTAGTTGCAGCATCTGCCATTAAAGTTTGTTCAACCATTCCTCTTTTTTGTTCTAACATCTCATTATATGAGAAGTCATCAACAGCTCTATAAGTTAATCTTGTAGATCTTTTTGCAAATTCAGCTACTAGAACATTAACTACATTAGGAATAATTGGATAGAATTTTAATTCAAGTGCAGATACATCTTCTTTAGTAAGAGTTTCTACAACATCTCTATATTCATTATCATCTTCAATTATATAATCTGTTCTATCAATAATACCTTTTGCTAGTTTATAATTTTTCATTAATCTTCTAGCATTTCTACGAATTTGTTTAAGACCTTGCCACTCTAACCAGTCTAGATTCCAAGCTGCCCACTCATCTGTTTTATCTTTTTTAGGTAAGAACTGCAGAGGTTGTGTAATACTACCCAACCTATTCTGTGAAGTCTTAGCACCTTTCTTAGCCTGTAATGCGTTATATATTTGCATAACTTTCTATTTAATATTTTTAAATGCAGATTTTTTAAATCCTCTATTCATAGTAGATGTTTTATGACCCATGTGTTTAAATGGACTCTTATTTAATTTAAACAAATTTTCTGACTTTTGCAAGTTTTTAGCTGCATCATCCATGATTGTTCTTGTTGCAACACCTCTATTTGATTCTTGAATCCTCATGAATGCAACAAGAGCAGCAAAAGAAACTAGTCTATCCACGTTGACTCCATCTGCATATTCTCTCATTTCTTTAATCAACATTGGATCAGGTATACGTTCTATACCATAGGTAGTTCTAACTACTGTACCATCTGGTTTTAATTCTTGATCTAATTCTTCTTTAGTAAATTCTATGGCATAACTAAGAAGATGGGCTTTAAAAAGAGTACCAGTATTTTTCCAACCATATTCTTGATACACATTATTATTAGAACCTAGATCTTTTAAAAACATAATCTGTCCTTTTGGTACAAGATATTTTTGTTTACGTCTTGCAATCATGTGTTGAATAAAATAAGATATGTTATTTTCTACAAGTGCCCATGCATTATACCATTCAATAATAAGTTCTAGTTGTTTATGTGTTTGATTTATATCATCATATCTACCACACCAAGCAGCCACTATCTTACCTTGTTCTATGTAAGTCTCTACTTCAGTACCTGTAACTTTTTGTACTCTTATTGGAGCTTTCATTATGTAAATTGAACATAATGATTCTGATGTTGTAGTTTTACCTTCACCCACGGGGTCAATAGATGCATAATATGTTTTACCAAATTCAGGATTTGGAATTGGTCTTTCCCATACAACAATACATCCTGTTTTATCTTCAGTCTTTTTGTTTATTGGAAATTGCATTATTGGACTTTTATTACTTTTAGTAACCACAGGTCTTCCTTCTACATCAGTTGATATATCTAAATATTCATATGCATAGTCTTTTTCTTCAATTCTTCTTTCTTGTGCTGCAAGTAAATGAGGAGGAAATACAGATACTGTTCTGTATGCAAATGCTTCTTTTATATTTCTAGGATGCTGAGATATACGAAGCTGGTAGTCTTCTGGAGATAACTCATCTTTCCATTGTTTAAACTGTTTTTCTAATGCTTCTATTGCTTCTTCTACTAATGAATTACCATAGTCATCTATGTAGGGAGGCATGGACCATTGTTCAGGAATAAATAAACCTGACATACCTGTAGTGCCTTTATCATCTATTAAATCTGTTTGTACAGCATATATATCTTTAGACAAAGGATTTAATATCATATCCTTTAATGGATTACATTGAGATAAATCACCCACAGATCCTGCAGCTATAAACATTCCTGTAGTAATTAAACCAGATCTCATTGCCGGTCTCATGTACTCATATGTCTGATCCATCTTAGGAGCAATCCCAGCCTCCTCATGAAAGAAGTATTTAACGGGACCCCCTACACCATTTGTTGGGTCTTTCTCAAATGACATACCTTGTATAGTACCTTTAAGACCAACTTCATTCTTTCTATCTCCTTTTCTTACTTCAATCTTCTGTTGCCACATCATTACTTTATCTGGTGACATAGGTCTGTACCATGCTGTATGTTCATTTAAGAATGCAGCATATTCCTGTAAGAACTTCCAGGATCCTTTCTCATTAATATAGTCTTTAAGACTAGCACCCATCTTGAGAGTAACCCCTGCCTCAAACCATTGCTGATTTATAAACTTACCCATATGATAATAAGAAGATGCAATCTGACGTTTTTTTAGAATTGCTGCATGTTTATAGTTAAGTTCTGATAGAAGTTCATAGAGTGCCAAATGATACTGGGCATCCCTAATTTTAGCAAAACCAAAGTTCTGTTCTTCCTTGTCAAAGATTGGTAAAAAGTTTAACCACATGTAATACTCTCTACAGACAAACCAGATTAAATCTCCATCTTTAACTATAATTCCTTTTCTACATTTAGTCTTTTGGTCATCCCAATAACTTATGTAGTCTTTTGATTTAAAGGGAGCTGTACAGTATACTCTATCTTTTTTGAATTTTGTTGACTCAGATATGAAAACCTTATTGGTAGTTTCATTAAATTTATATTCTCCTGGTTCTTTAAATACTCCAAAGATAAACTTAGTGAAGTCCTCTCTGGAATCAAAACTTGTGGTTGTCCAGTTTCCATTTTCATAGGTTGGTATATCTTGATAAATTTCACTCATTACATGTCATATGCTAGTCCTTGTCCACCTCTTACTTTACTTTGTTGTTCATCCTGTAGATCTTTGTAAGCACCTTTGAATGACTGTCTAATTGCATCATAGTTTTTAGCTGCAGCAATTAGAGAGTTAAAGTTACCATCTCTACCTGTAGTAATCTGACTAGTTTCCATGTATCTTCCTAATCTATCTAGCATAGATGCAATACCTTTGTATGCTCTGGATGTAGGTGTTTCATACATTCTTTCACAGAATCTAAGTGCTGCAAAGATTGTTTCATCTTCAGTAGAGAAATCCCCATCAATTTGTTCTAGGATCAATGCTTCCTTATCTATGTCTGGTGTGAAGAAAAAAGGATTTAAATCCGGATTTGGACAGCACATATAGAATAGATACATGTATATCTTAAGATGTTCCTCTGGATATTCATCCATTACATCTTTCAGAGCTTTTAATGTGTAGCAATGTTCAGTAGGAATAACTACTCCATTTTGTACATCAAACAATTTTGTAAAACTCATTTCTTTTTAAGTTTATTTCTGTTATCACTAAGGTAATGAATAATTGCTAATACTTCATCTACTAAATAAGGTATTGAAATTGGTGTAACTTCTTTTACTATAGGATCTCCATTCTCATCTAACTTACTTACAGGATATCCCCAGTTATCTTCCCTCTCTACTTCAAATGTAATATGATGAACAAATATTCTTCCTGGTTTTAATTTTGGATTATGCTTCAGTATAATATACATATAAATACTAAGTTGTAAAGCATAATGATAAAAATGACAATCATCTAATGAGTCTACAGGAAATCCCATTTTTTCAGATTTACCTTCCCAATCTACATATGATTGCATATCAATCTTTTTATTAGTCTTGTAGTCAATGATATTTACTTTACCATTGACTACTTCAACTAAATCTGATTGACCAC